CTACGTCTATTCGTAAAGTTTTCTGAATTCATGGATGTCTCCTCCACAGTAATTTTTAAGCTCACGTCAGCATAGCTACTTTTATGGAAGCATGCGTTAGTGATTACCCTCAGCACTCGTTAATAATTTCGTTTTAAACGACATGGTAAGTAACCACCCTAGATGGTTGGCTACGGTTAGGCAGAGTTGGGTCAAATATACGGCGGTAGGCAAAGTTCAAAAGCGTTAACTAATATAGGCAACAGTAAACACTAAGACTAGAAACGAAAAATGACTGCCTAAGCAGTCATTTTGAAGTTCTTGGCGGCCCGGGGCGGAATCAAATCACCGACACAAGGATTTTTAAATCCTCCGCTCTACCGAGCGTAATTGGCGGGAAGCCGCCGTTTAGATGAGCCCTAAACCATCCTCTCAAAATGAGGAATATCTACAAATCCCTTGAAATTTCCACCCCACCTGTTCTTGGTGCTTAGGCTTTCCCAATACTCACCAACCGACCGGATTAGCTCTTTATCCCAGACAAGCTTTCCGTTCCAAAAGAAGTTCAGGTCAATAGCGCAGCGCCTTAAGTGATTGCTATTCATGGTTCTTGATCTACCGCTTTTGAAATAGATTTCCTGCTGTTCTGGGGAACGCCAAAGCTCCCCTCCTGTAACTACCCACCCTTCAGCTATTGCAAACTGAATGAGGCGGCTGACATCAATCAAGAATGCAGCTTGCTCTGCAACCAAACCACTCATGCCTGCCCTTCTCTTTTATTTGAGCCATGCATACGCATCTCAAAGATCTTCTCTACTGATCTTCCTCCAAAGTAAGCCAGCATGACTAGCTGACCCCACTCGCCCAGAAGCTTCACATAGGCTTCATTAATATCTATCCCCATTGCTGAGAGAAGTGCGAATAGAAGATAGGCGGTAAGAATATAAACAAGCGTTCCTGGCCTGATGTTCTTCGATAACTTTGAATCGCTACCCATATCGGATTGCCAGCGCTGTGTGGCATTTTCTTGAGAAGCTCGATGCATCTCCGCTAGAAGTTTGGATTCTTCTATCTCAAGCTCTTTTTGTTTAAGCGTGTATTGCAGTAGAAGCTGCTCTTGCTCAATCTCTAACTGTTTGAGCTTTATTAGATCTTCCTGACTGGGGTTGTCCGGAATACGCGCCCCAATTTTGCTCTCAATGAATTCCTTGCCTTTCGCTTGGACCGCGCCTGCAAGCAGACCAAGGCCATTGATGGCCAAGGTTTGGACTAGAGACGTGATGATTGGAAGCATGTAATAGGTTCTTTTCTTGATGCTTGGAATATGGAAGTCCACCGCCCCACTACCGCCTGGGCTTTTCTTTGGTGTTGGCAGTGGGGCGCAGTTACGCGCGCCCACACACCATCGTTACTTCAACACCCACAGCCGCACCCAAACACCGGCCGCTAGCGGTGATCTTCCCTGCTGCTAGCGTTTCTTGGCTCCTTTGCTTTCTGGTGTTGCCTCTGGCTCGCAAGCCTTTTCTAATGTTTGCTCGTGAGTTGGGAGCCTTCCTTCAGCCATTAGTCCCTCTACTATTTCCATTAGGCGATCACCGTCATCCTCACCAAAGACTTTGGCCACTACTTCATGTCCATACTTGGCGCAGAGTCTGTCGTACTCCTGTTCTGGAGTAATAGTGGTCTTTGATGGGCGCTCGAACACCGTGACGTTCTCGCGCCCGAATAGATTTCGCAGGATGTTGGTCTCATACGGCGGCACATGTACATGGATAGTCGTGAATGCATCCCTGCGCACTACCGCCTCTACCTCTTTAATTTGGAAGTCACTATGAATGAGTTCTTTGTGGTTCATATTGATCTTCCTTATTGAATGGCTAATACCGCATGGGCATTTGCTCTTGAGATGGATAAAGCACAACGTAGGTTCACCATGGCGTACATAGCTAAGGTATCGTGCGGACGAATCGGGGCTACGATGTCTAAGTCGTCATCCCGTAGCTTCATAAAGCGTGTGTTGAGGAAATAACATCGCTTACTCCACTCAACAGTTCTATTAGCCATGGCATCGAGCTCATCAAACTGTGGATCCCAGATGATCTCAACCCCTTTAAAGGCTAGGCCAGTATTGACGCCTGCACCTACGCCAGCATCGATGTACTTGGTCTCACCCGATCCAGCGATATGGGTGACTGTCACCTGCTTGCGATAGGTATCAATGAACTTACCCCCTGCGATGATGAAATCCGGGCTACCACCATGCTTAATGCATTGACGCCATGCAGTCTCCATCTCGCCTACTAAGTTACCTGGCGATGTTGATGCAATGTCTTTAACTGCGTAGTTACGCCAGTAACTTGCCTTAGCTCGATCAATACCACCTACCGTACCGGCATCTGGAGCTAGGCTGACTAGACTGTCTAGGCCAACTACCGCATCTGCGCCGTGCGAGCCATCGCGGTGAAGTTCCAGGTCTAACTTATTGAGAAAGCCTTCTCGCAGGACTTCCAATTGCTCATCCAAGAGATTGATCAGTTGTACGCGCTCGTTGTATTCCAATTGAAAACCACGCGCCCCACCTTCTCTGACCTTAATGCCATTGCTAAAGAGACGGTCATAGTCAATGTACAAGCCATCTACTGCTCTTCGCCATGGGAAGGAAGCTTGCTCAGTGGTATTGCGTTTATTGAACTTGACCGTCTCTTCGCCAAAGGCCCAGCTAAAGTTACTACCGTGTTCTTTGCGAATGTTCTCGACAACGTTCTGCTTTGCACCTAATAGGCTCTTACGGCCTTCCATGAGTTTTTTCAGGAAAGGTCGCTCTACCGCGATTTGATCGACTGGCAGATTACGCAAGTACTCATCCAAGGAAACCTTAGCTAACTCTTGCAAGTCTGTATTTGAAATTGGCATATGCCACCCCTATCTATATTTATGAATTAGTTAGATTCATACCGATTGATAGTGCGTGAACCTATCCATTGCTACGCTACTAGGCGCGACTCTAGCTTTAACGCGTGGGATGAACCAGTAGCCCAGTAGTTAACCATTGCTACATACATTCATTATTTGGGTAGTTGTTACGTGCTTTGGATATATCTGGGGTTTTTGTTGGGTGTCTTGATTATTTTGCTATGAGTCTTTATGCCCAATGTGTCATTGCGCCACCTTGGGCATAAAAGAGCATTTCTTTGATCGTGGCCATCAAGGGTTCGCAAGCCACCCCGTTGGGGTGCCCTTGACGGAATGACGTTGTTATTTAAGCGAAAAACCCTCCTTTTTATAGCTATTTGATACTTATGGGTATCAATTAAGTGTATTAATTAATACCTATAGGTTACAATTAGACATATTAATTAATACCTATAGGTATCAATATGAACAAGAAATTTGCCAACTTACAACTCCATCAAATGGACTTGGTCCTTACCAAGCTTAGGGAAGTTCGTCCTCCAACCCGTCCAGCTAGCGGCTGGGTTAAAACTATTCGCGAATCTTTGGGCATGTCAGCCTCTGCATTGGCTCGCAAGCTAGGCGTTACACCCGCCAGTATTACAAAGCTTGAAAAGGCTGAAGCCGATGAAAAGATCACTTTAGCTAGCCTACGTAAATTAGCTAGTGCCTTAGATTGTGAGTTGCAATACACCCTCGTGCCACGCAAGTCTTTAGAGGAAATCTTGGAAGATCGCGCTACTTTAGTTGCGCGTGAAAGACTGCGCCCTATTTCTCATTCAATGAGTCTTGAGGATCAGTCGGTAGACAAGTCTGCCAGCGAAAAGCAACTTCAACTTCTCGCAAAAGAGATTCTGGATGGTCCTAGAAGGAATCTATGGTGATGCAGTTTGAATACGCACCAGGAGCTACTCCGATTGATCCGGATGAAGCTCAGGGTCTTATCCCCAAACACATTAGCACTCAAGCTGATTTAAACGCTTGGGAAGAAATGAATATTGTCGAAGGTGCAGATTGGATTGCGCGTCAAAAGATCATTCAAGCTTTAAATGAGGGCTTGGTGCGTGAATTGCATAGTCGTATGTTTAATCAAACTTGGCAGTGGGCTGGCACATTCAGAAAGAGCGCCAAGAGTATCGGCATTGATTGGACTCAGATTGCCGTTGCCCTCAAGAATCTCTTAGATAACACTACCTATCAAATTGAAAACAAGGCGATGCCCATTGATGAGATTGTTGTGCGCTTTCATCATCAGTTAGTGTTGATTCATGCGTTTCCAAATGGCAATGGTCGTCATGCGCGATTAATGGCTGATGCTTTGATTGTGAGCCTTGGTGGTAAAAGATTTTCTTGGGGCGGCAATACTTCAATCGCCACCCCAGGCACTACACGTCAAAACTACCTACTAGCCCTGCGCGCCGCAGATAAAGGCGATATCGCGCCCTTAATGTTATTTGCTAGGCAATAGACTAGATACCCATATTGCCTAGGTGTTGGGCTATACGATCCATGGGTTGCTCAGAGCTTGCAACAGGTGATCCCAAGGTAGCTGTTCTAGCTCTAATCGGTTGTGGCGCATGGCTCGTAACCTTTACCTTAGACCAGTCTGGTTTTGGCAAGCCTATGGAGTTGTAAATGGAATCAATTACTGGCCACCATTCAAATACGCCATGGTTTTGCACGAATACATTCATGTAAAACGGGTCATCCATATATTTAGCGAAGAGCTCAGACTTATAGCAATGATCAATCTCGCCCTGTCTTGTAGAAAGGTACTTGAGCATTTCCTGCTTAGCCTCTTTAACAACGCTGAAGTGATCCTTGTTTAGGTAGGACTTTCCCGGCTTTTCGTGCCACTTCTCTTTCTTATTGCGATCTACCGAATCCATCATGCTACCCACCAGCTCACCTTCAATTTCGTAGCTATGTAACTTATCTAAAAGATCTTCTACCTTTGACTTGAGCGCATCGTTCTCTTTAGCAAGATCACGATTGGTATTAGCCATCTTTTGGAATCGGTTTTCACTACGATTCGGTTGTGTCGCCTCCTCTACTGGCTCCTTGGGGGTCTCCTCGGTTGCGCTCAAGACTCTTTCAATGAGATCCTTGCCACTTTCTACCTGCATGGAAGCTTGCGACTCGGCCTCAACGGTAAGTACAACAGGGGGTGGCAATAACTCGCTGATATCTCTGGCAGCTATTAGCTCCGGTTCTGGATTAGACGTTAATGAAGGCATCTCAGCCGGTATTAGCACCTCACCCTTCACTGGTGCAAAGACAGGTTCTGCGCTCTCCTCTTCAGCCTCTTGCTCTTGAGTGGGTTCACCTTCTTCAGCCTCAGGCTCTTTAGTCCCCGTCTCTTTACTGAGGCTATCAAGCAAGGCAACAGGCTTGTGCTGAGTCTTACGCTTAGCTTCTTCTTGCTGCTGAAGCGCCGCCTTTTCTGCAAGCCTTCTCTCAAGGTCTTTCTGCCTCTCTAATCTAGCCGCTTCCTTTGCAGCAACCACTTGAAGTCGTGCCACTTCATCTTGAACTGACTTCTCATCAGCTTTTCTTCGCCGCTCTTCGTCCGCTAATTGTTTAGCCTTAGCTTGGGCTTCTTGCTCTGCTTTTTCTAAGGCGCGCTCTTCCCTTGCCTTTATGCGCCTGGCAACGGCTTCAGCCGCACTCTTCTCTTCAGCCTCTTTACGCAATTTTTCTTGCTGGCGCTTTGCTTCACGCTCTTGCTCTTTCTGAACTAAACCTCCATTGGTTAATACTCCAGAGCTAAAGTTTTTCACTGCTTGTGTCATCTACTGTCTCCCCTTTTAAATGTTGATGTTTGCCTTGTTTTTCCCTATTGATTTCCCATTGCCAATTCATTGAAATATCCTTGTATCCATCGGCTTGCTTTTCAATCTTGGGTATAAATAGATTTGAATCGATACGATCGTCATATCGCAAGAGAGTCTCGTGTAGGAGGCTACGGATATGTTCGTAATCCATCCCTCTTGCCTGTAGGTTTTGTATTTGGATGGACAGGCTGGCGATCATTGGCAAGACTTTTAGCCAACCCTCCTTCTCCTCAATGCCATCAGGTGAACCAGTCGTTCCAGCTCGGATACGCAGGTCGACCATTTCGAAGATTCGTTCTTTAGTGAGTTCAGGCCAGTCGTAGCTTTTCTCTTTTGTCGTGATAGCTTGACCATCAATCATGGTTGTTTTAGTGATTGGCGCGCCCACATAGCGCTCTACCTGCTCTTTTGTGAGTTCTTGCAGCAGAACCTGGGCACTGTATTGCGCGATCTCTTGCAACCAATCCTCGATCTGGTCTTTGAATTCATATATGCGCCCTGATAAGGCTCTTTGCAGAATATTGGCTTCAGTAGCGGTCTTGGGCCTTACTACGGTAGACCTTGCTGCATCTTGCAAGCCTGTTACTTGCTCCCAGTCATAGCGTACTGCGCTAGTGTCATAGACGATTGGATCTATCTTTGGGTGACCTCTCGGAATAATGACTTGGTTAAGCGGCTTACCCTCAGTATCAACGATGGTGATCTCACCAAAGCGAGAATCCGAGTGCTTCTTAATGGTCTTCTCGTTGATATCAGCAGAAGCCACCCATCCCGGGATACAGAGATCCCGGTGCTGATTAAATCTATCCCTTGCTTCATTGTGCTCATCCTGCAGGCGCTCAGTAAGATCAACTAGGCTTGGACCAACGAATTGACCATCGACTACCTGGTATGGCAATAAGAAGAATGGATTCCAGCGCTCTCCAGCCCTAGGTGGCGAATAAGGCTCTCTTAGCCAATCCGTGGCGCCCTCTACCATTGTGTATACGCGCTGAGTGGTCCTGTCCCATATCTCTAGAACCGCTATCTGTTGATCATCACTGACTGGCCCAGCATCTAACTGCATTGAAGCTAAGCGTCTAGCCTTCTTGTGCGAATGCTCGCCCTGTCCTGGTTGGTAGATCTTCGCATTGGAGAGATCCTTTTTATACAGAGCCTCCGCCTGGGATCTTTTCATGGGAATGACCTGGCACATCCAGTCTGCATCGGTGTAATCCCAGAACTCACAGATGGATGGGTCAATGAGGAGATTTTCTGTGAGGACCCTATCAATGACTAAGCCTTCAGCATATTGCACTTCGGATTGTTCTTGTAGCGACCGAATAAGTTCCTCTAGCTCAGCTCTCTTGGCATCATGATGATTGGCTTGGTCTTTGTCTTGGAGGTCTTTTTCGAGCTCCTCAATGGATAGCAAGTTCTCCTGTGCGTCATTAAAACGTCCCTGGATATAAGCATCCTCATGGACATTTCTTTGGTACATCACCTTTAGGATTCCAAAGCTACAGGTCAATGCAGCCCTGACTGTAGACTTAGCTCGATTCTTTAAATGAGCATGCTCTAGAGCTCTATTAGTTACTTTTTCCAGGGTGCTGCAAAAGAGTTTGATATCCGCGCCCGCATGGGCTGGGGTAATTGAGATCTCTGGGTTACGCGCATATACATTAGGTAGGACCGCAGAGATAGTTCCGTGGATTAAATTAGCTCTTAGGCTGTAGAACTCTTTACCAGTGGGATCTGCATTCCAGTTAAACCCAGCAACAGTATTGCGGTTGTGCTTTACGCGTTTATGAAAGGATGCCCAGTGAGCGCGCGCATGTTTAATGCGGTCATTCCATTTTTGCTGAAGAGATTTGGATTCTTGTGGCATGCATAAGTTATAAGGCCCATACTTTAAGACAATGAATTTATTTTGGATAAATAAACGTTAGGCCGCTTCCGACCCAAAGCAGACATTTGCAGTCAAAGAAAAACCGCCCGAAGGCGGTCTAGTTTTAATGCCAATTGGACTAGTGGTTATGTTCTGAATTCCTCATCGGCATACTTCCTCCATTCATTGGCATATGCTTTTGAATCTGCTTCACTTGTTCAGGAGTCATATTGCCCATCATCTGCTGGTGCATTTGCATCATCTGCGAATACATGGCTGGGTCACATTGTTCATGTCCAGTATTACCGCTCATTTGATGAGTATTAGCACCTTTATAGCCAAGTAAAGATGGGTCTAGCATCCCTGCAATCATGGCAATGTGTCCAAAGACTAGGAATAAGGCCACACAAATTGCATGAACCTTTAACTTACCCATTTGGTCTAGGGCTTTATTCACAAAGCCAAACTCTTGCAAGGCAATCCAAATCAATGGCAAGCCACCAATCAGATAACTACCCACAGCAACCACATCAATAGCGGTTCTCCACTCACCGCCTTTGGTAATTGGAACAACTGCGGTTGTCATTAAATAGACAATGATGCCTATGAAATAAAGTCCAACAGTTGTGCCTGAAAAGCGATTCAGGTGATAGACAAAGCCATCAAACTTTCGTGTGAACAGGATATACAGTTCAGTAATTGCCAACGTTTCAGCAAGAACTATCGGTATAGCCATAAAGATAAGCAGATTCCACGGCTGGTTGTCTGCCAATAACTGCATATAGTGAGTCATATTCATTACTAAATCTCCAAAACATAAATTATCAAAACGACCTAAGTCGTTAAATCAAAGGTGATTACAGATATTGTTTTGGTGGTTTGTAGATAGATTCAGCAATATTGGAAATAGACTTGGGTGTTTCACCAAGCAAATAAACATCAGATGATTCGTTTAGAGCAAAAACAATTGGATTATTTAAAACTGCAATAGAAGAGCAGCAATAGTGGCTGACACTTAACTTGCTAACTGGCTTCGAGTCATCATGGGCTGCAGGAGTCACAACCTCCTCGCAATGGCTATGAGAAGCAGTTTGCTTGGCATGAGAAGACTCTCCTACCGATATAGGCATGGTGCTGGCATTGACCATGCTAACCAAGAAACTTAAAAAGAGCATTACTGCAGTCTTCTTCATGGGTTTATTTTAAGCCCTAATAGCCAATTAAGTTTGGTGATCAGCCACAACAGCAGCCACCACTCTTTTTCTGGGTAGGAGCAGCTGACTGCTCATCCAAGTCCAAGCTTGATGGATAACCTTCTTCATCTAAAGCATGGATCAAGTCGTCAGACTGGTTGGTAGCTCTAGAAACTTGCACACGACCAGATTGCAGATCCACATTGACACTCTCAACGCCACTTAAAGACTCAATGGCTTTAGTTACATGTTTTACACATGAACCGCAAGTCATACCCTGCACGCTTAAATTGATTTGAGGCATTTTCTTCTCCTTTTTTCTATATACCTATATATGTTTACTTTTTTGAGAAAAACAAGTACTTACATAGGGCTGCTATTGAAAGAATTAGTGCAGTCAGAGCCAAAATACCTACCAAGCCCATGCCACCCATCATTGAGCCACCCATGATTTGATTCATACCAACCTCCACTAGGCTTTATGCCCAGTTTCATCCTATGCTTATCTAGGCAGCATGTCTAGGTTTGTATAAACTGGACCGCATCACACTATTTAGAGGCACAAATGGCTTGGATCATTACCAAATATCTCCTAACCGCAGGAATGGTGGTCTTCATTAGTGAAGTTGCCAAACGAAGTGATAGGTTGGGCGGTTTCATGGCAGCATTACCGCTCATGACATTGCTCACCCTAGTTTGGCTTTATGTCGAGAACCAAACTGAAGAGAAGATTGCCAATCACGCTTATTACACCTTTTGGTATGTGATCCCAACTTTACCGATGTTTCTATTATTCCCATACTTACTTCCAAAGCTGGGTTTCTGGATAACTATGGGTGCATGCATAGTGGCAACGGTTATTTGCTTTGGCTTATTTGCATTGCTGATGAAAGGGTTTGGGATTAATCTGATTTAGGTAATGACTCCTATTGGCCGTTAGCGGTCATTTCAGCTTATAAGTAATTCCTTAGGACACCCTCCTAGCGCGCATAACCCCATACCTTGTAGCATCCCAAGCATGATCCTCTGAGTCGGTATCTACATCTTCGGGGTTCAATGAATCCGGCGGTAGCTGTGGAATAGTTCTAAGCCAGTGCTTACAAGTACTGAAGACTTTAAGCCTTCCTTCTGCCAATAGGCGAATGATTTCTTGGGCTCCGTTTACTCTGCTTCTGGGGGCGTTATAGGCTTCGGTCCATTTCACTCCTTTATCTCTGAAGATTTGACCTATTGATCGCTCGGCTCCTATTTTGGAAAAGATGGATGGGTCAGCTAGGTTCATGCGGTATTCATAACCAAGGCGTTGGTCATGTATCTCGATCTTCTTGATCTTCTCCGCAACTACGGTTGCGTCTTCTCTAGTACCGGTGTTTTCTTTGTCTCCGTATCCATAGAGCTCTCGCCATAGGTAATAGACTTCATCATTGGATAATGCAAACCAATAAATTGCATATGGTCTCGCGTACCCCCAATCCATAGATCGCCAGACCTTCCATGTCGGTGGAATTGCGAAGGGTTCTACAACGTGTTTAGAGGGCTGCCATACGCCTTCCAAGAAACTTCCCACGTGGATATCCCAATCTCCCTCTAACCACGCTCTACGTCTGTTTGGATCACTTAGTGACTCTAGGCTCATAAGGTAGTTGGGATCATTTTTGAGTAGGTGTGTGTTCTCATAAATCGTCGAATGAATTCTGACCCTGGGTAATGTGCCTTCTTGTTTGATGATTTGACCAGCTGGTATTGCCCCAATCTGAAATCTCTCCTTTACTGGTGCATGTCCGACTCCAAATGGATTGCATGTAGCCCTTACCATCCTTGGCATTCCAGGATGGGATGACCGGCAAGTGGAATGCATTGCTTCGTAGAAAGAGAGATTGCGCCAGTTAGTGAGTTCTTCGAACCCTAGCCATGGGTATTCGTGGCCATGGTAATTCCAGTAGTCGTCTTCGTTAGCCCCATAACGGAAATACAGCATCTCTCCTGTTGGCCATTTCCAGACATAGTCAGATTCATTGAATTTTGCGCCTGGGAAGATCTGATAGAACCAGCGCTTGCTCTTGGCTACTACGTCAGCCAACTGGGGATAAGTAAGGCGAAAGAGCGTCCCGCGCCAATGGTCTCCAAAGCCTCTACCTACATGCTGGGCATAGCTCATGAGTAAGGTATCGGTCTTACCCCCTCCTCTGGTGCCCTCAAGCAACACCTCATATACAGGACAAGTCAGAAACAAAGTCTGGCTTCCAGGTAATGGCGCCCAGATTGTTTTCATTGGTTTTTGATGGGTCAGTGTTTTGGCTGAGCTGCCCGCTCCCAATCCTCAACACTCATAGCACTTGGTACGACTAGCACGCCACTTTGTAATGGAACACCATCTTTGCCCGTGTGTTCAATTGCAGATAAGCGTGGATGCACATAAGGAGCTGCATGCCTTCCAACGGTAGCAGCCATGTTCAGCAGCTTAATTCGTGCTTCGCTTGCCGATTCTTTTTCGCCAAGATCTTCTTCTCGAACATTGCTGGCATGCTCATATAGCTGATGCATTACCTTCATCATGACTTCTAACGGAGTGATCCCCTGGGTTGCTACTGCTTCAGCTATCTGACGAGTGCGCTTAGTTAAGCTGCCAGTCTTGCGCCCTGCGCCAGCCCTAGCCCCACCCTTTGATTTCTTTTGATTGTTTTCAATCATGATTCCGCCGCAGGTCGCTTGATCATCGTTAGCAGATGGGGTTGCAGTGCTACTGAATCACCGATAGGATCTTCAAACTCAATAATGATTCTTTGAAATAGGTCAAATCGGCTTTGGGCGCCTCTATGCTTTACCACCGTACCTATACGCCCACTGGGAGTCTTCACAATTGAACCTATGGGAAAGTCTTCCATGTCTGGGCGATCAATGACACCAACCATTGCTTGGCTTACTTGCTTAGTTTGCATTGGATGCCTCCTGACGCTTACGTAACTCAGCGAAGATTCTGGCTTTAAATGCGTCATAGCTTTCTGAGCCCTGAGCTCGCATGCCTAGCTCCCTTCCTTTGATGTCTATCCCTTCATTACTTTTCCACCAGATATCTTCAGCTGGATCATTGGCCTGACTCTTTCTTCGCATGCCTTTGAGAATGGCCAAAACAAAACCTACATTGATGGGTGTTGAGCTTGATGCTCGCCTTCTCGTCTCTTTGGCCTGCAAAATTGCTTCGGCCATCTCCTTTTCTGAAATATCCATCCCAATCATCTCTTTGATGCGCCCATCATCAAGGGGAATGTTGATACCCTCCTTCGCAAAAAGTTGAATTATCTGAACTGAGGTTTGGTCGCTCCTACCAACATTTTTCTTTTCAGCCCCATTGTTTTGTTTGTCTGGTGTATGGAGATTGGTGATTGGTGACTGGTGTATGGAGTTTGGTGAGCATTGCGTTGGCAATGCGTTCGCATTGCGATCGCATACTGAGTTAGGCGTTCTGTCTGACAGTATTTGGTCTGCTGATAAGGACTGCCAACGGCCTTCCGCACTCCGCCTAGCTTTAATTTGGCGATCTTTAAAGCGAGCTATTTCATGGTCACAACGTTCTTGGCGCCAGCCATCATCCGTTAGATTAAAAAATTCATTGAGGACTGAGACCACTGCATTTTTTTCCTCTTTAGACCTGGCATTAATTAATCTTTGGACGATCTTCACATCGGCTGGAAGTGGCTTTTCTGTAGCGTAGTACTTTCTGATCAGGCGACTATAGGTAGCGTCCTCGATAAAGGTGAGATGGGCGGTTGCTTCTGCGTAATCTCCAATGTGATGCTCGTAGTAATTCATTTAAAACAGTCTCCGTAGCGTTCTTTTTCTTGCGTGAATTATTTAATGCAAGAGATGAATCTAACAATCGGAAAGCGTATCGTCAAACGCGTTTTTTCTGAATTTATTTTGAATTTATTTATCTACTAATTCGCTGTAATCCTTCTTTAAGAAATTTGAGTTACTTAAATAATTATCTTGAAGTGTTAATTGATCTATGCATGTCCACCACTCTCCTAATGCCATCAGAAATTACTGACAAGGCTGTAGCCCATTACTGGATTGGGTTGTAGCACTTATATGAATAAATATTTTTTTGTAGGGCAAAAATAATTTGTGTTCAGAGGATGGGTATTGACTTTTGATTGACCATCAAAATTTCATTGACTACATTGCTCTTCAGTAGCACACATATTCATACATAACATGACAAGATGGAGAACAATTTGATGGTAGCAATTCGGCTTTACAGTTTGTACCGTTCATACGGTTACACGAAGATGAGCTCTGCAAAAATGGCTTTGCAGGTTTATCGAAAAAATATGAAGCGCGCCCGTCAAGGAGGTCGTCATGAGTAATTCAAATGCGCAAACTCCATCAATTACATTGATGCGAATTCCACAGATCCTTGAGGTAATACCAGTTTCGAAATCAAAATTCTGGCTGATGGTTCAGAAAGGTGAGTTTCCCAAGCCAATCAAGATTGGCAGGTCATCTTTTTGGACTATTGAGCAGGTTCAATCATTTATTATTGAAAAAAAAGAAAAATCAATATTGTGATCATTGCGCATCCCGAATAGCCGGGATGCGTAACAAAGGCTGAGTTAGCAATAAGATCTATAAATCTTTATGTACCCCTATACAGAGGCTTAAAGAAATCATGAAATCACTCCGCCAATAACGACATCTGTGATATCCCTCTGAAGATTTATAAATTGAATAATGCTAGCTTCAAGCTCATCACATAAAGCCATTATTTCGTCTATTTTTAGAGAAATTCTTTTTTGCTCCTCAATGGGAGGTATAAATAAAATGACCTGCGAGAGATCCAGTAAAGATACATTATTCATGGCTCCTCCTCGCGCCTTTTCTTTTATTTGATCCGCAACAAATGAATCCAATTGCTTCAATAGAAAGGTGGGATAAAAAACATCTCTTGTTCCTCGTATGATCGCAAATGCCTGATTGGTATTCGCGGGAATATCACAATCTCGAACAATACAGGTCCTACCAATAGTTCCTGCAATCGAGAATAGTATGTCATCAACCTCTAGACTGGAGCGGGATAATATACGATCAACTTCATGGGAGATATATTGATCAATTGAGTCAATATTAATAATTCCATCGCTTACGTTTTCAACTTTAATAAAATTTACCCCAGACTTCTGATAGGAGTGACCTAGAGAGGTTGGTGTTGTACCCTTAGTAATTAATGTTGCAATATCCCCTAAACGCCCTACCGCCCATTGTGAAGGAATTGAATAATTTTTGATATCTCCAACTGGGATTGCTTGAGATTTTTTTCTTTTAGAAACCGAATTTTTAGACAAATTAGTATTTATTAATTCAATAGCCTCCAATAACTCACTTGCGTAACCTTCAATTTCGAGCTGCGGCACCAAGAATCCACGAATACCTAAATTCAATATTAATTCTCTAAGTCTATGGATTCCATAAACACCGCCAGCGTTAGAAGATGATCTACCACGTCCCAATTTTTTTTCCAAATCAGGCGCAGTACATATATCAAACCGCTCTATCAATATTCTTTGAACTAAACTCAATTCCAAGTTACCGAGAAAGCAATTTTCAAGAACCGCCCCAAGCTCTTTTCTTTTTATAGAAATTTCCTCTCGAAGCCTCTGATATTTAGCCAATAAATCTTCGGGGTCTTGAAGTCTTCCCTGTAATGTTTGGGGATTTTTAATATCAAGACTATAGTTTCTAGCCTTGATGTCTTCAATAGTTACCTTCCAGGCGCACTCATTCTCCTTGCGATCTTTAAAACTATCCCCTTCGGACCCCCACCAAGATTTCTCCACCTCAAATTCCTGAATCCTCATTGGCTTTGTTTTGTTATAGCTCTTCACACCCTCTGGATAAGGATGCTCATAAAACCAAACATCTTTTGTTGGGGCGCCCTTAGTGAAAAATATAAGGTTTGTATTGATTGAGGTATAGGGCGCAAAGACGCCCTTAGGCAATCGCACAATAGTGTGAAGATTACATTCCTCCAGCAGCTTTTCTTTGATCCGGGTTTTAATGCCTTCTCCAAATAAGAAGCCATCCGGTAGAACTACCGCCGCGCGCCCACCTGGCTTGAGCATTTGCATAATCAGAACCAGAAAAAGGTCTGCAGTTTCTCTTGTTCTAAATGTCGCCGGGAAGTTGGTTTCAATTCCATCCTCTTCCATGCCACCAAATGGTGGATTAGTAACTATGACATCTACTCGCTCAGATGGACCCCAGCTAATAAGGGGTCTTGCTAACGTATTGTCATGGCGAATGTTGCTTGGCACATCGATACCATGAAGGATCATGTTAGTTGTGCAGAGTAAGTGCGGCATTGGTTTTTTCTCAATGCCATAGATGCTGCCTTGCAACTGAGCCTCATCCTCTAACGTTTTGACGTCTTGTTTTCTGATGTGCTCAATTGAGCATGACAAGAATCCACCTGTTCCGCAGGCTGGGTCCATTACCTTCTCACCAAGACGTGGGTTAACCATCTGAACCATGAATTCAGTCACCGCCCTTGGGGTATAGAACTCGCCTGCATTACCCGCTGCTTGGAGGTCTCTCAGAAGTTGCTCATACATATCGCCAAAGAGGTGGCGCTCTTGGGCTTTGTTGAAATCTACGCCTTCTTGAATCTTATTAATCACCTGGCGAATCAGCTGGCCAGATTTCATATAGTTATAGGCGTCCTCGAATACCGACCGGATAACATAAGCGCGCTGATCACCGCCTTTAGCCTCTAGGTTTTGTAAGGCTGGGAATAGATCGTTATCCAAGAATTGCTTTAGCTCATCTCCGGTCATGCCCTCAGCATTGGCCGCCCAATTTCTCCAGCGGTACTTTTCGGGAAGTGGGGACCTGTACTTATCCTGAAGCAATTCCCACTCGCTCTCACGATCATCAAAAATCTTCAGGAAGAGCATCCACACCAATTGACTCAAACGCTGGGCATCACCATCAACACCTACGTCTTTGCGCATGATGTCTTGGATTGATTTAATAGTTGAACTAATGCTCATAAGTGGTAAAGCCTATCTGTTGGTATTGCTATGAATTTTAGGCGTAGAGCTGGTTTTCTAGCTCATGCAAAGCAGCTATATAGCCTGACTTACCGCCAAAGGCTGATACAAGCTCACTTGCTGTGCCCATTTTACTAAATGGGTCCAGGGTCAGAATCTTAATATCGTCGATATTCTCGATGCCGGTATCCGCATACTTTTCAAGTAAAGCCTCGAGAACCTTACGGGCTTGTTCGCCATACTTGGTGAAGTAGTTACGCTTTTTAACTTGCTCTGCACGCTCTCTACGAGTCAGAGCAGGCTGGTCAAACGCTACATGACAAATTAGATCAAATGCATCGCAGTCTTTGCTTACTTCTAGAGCCAGCGCCTCAAGGAGGACTCCATGCTCTTCAAGCTCTTTAATCACTGCAGCCTTACGCTCAGCAGAAGTCCACCTCTTTAGGAAATCATCCAGGGTTGAATAGTCTTTGCGAACTGCTTTGCGTGTGTAGTCTTTTAATGACTCGGTAATTAACTTACCCTCTGGACCATAGTATTGAACACGCTCAGCAATCACTTGCACCTCTACATCGCCAATATAGTATTTAGCGCGTTTACCTTCAGGACCCGGTGGGAAGCCTTCTCCACCAGCATCACCACCTTCACCACCAGGTAAACCGCCTCCACTACCACCCTCTTCGCCAGGCTCATCAGGCGGTATAGGAGGATCATTTGGTCCTGGGTTGTAGACAACAATTGGCGGGCCATCAAATGCTTCGTCTGCAAAAAGCTCAGTAGCCTTTTTAAAGTCCATGATGGTGAACCAGTATTTGCCGTAATCTTCGTTAATTCGAGTGCCGCGCCCAATCATCTGCTTGAATTCGGTCATGGACTTGATATGTTGATCAAGCACAACTAGCTTGCAGGTTTGCGCATCTACACCAGTAGTCATTAGCTTAGAGGTTGTTGCAATTACTGGGTAACGTTCTTCTGGGTTAATGAAGTTATCAAGCTCAGCTTTGCCTTCTTGCTCATCACCGGTAATGCGCATGACGTACTTGCGATTTTCTTTGACGCGATCTGGGTTTAAGTTGACCAGGGCTTGGCGCATGCGCTCTGCATGATCAATGTCATCACAAAATACGATGGTCTTAGCATATGGATCAGTAGCGGTTAAGAATTCAGTAATCTTCTTAGCCACTAGCTCTGTCCGCTTTTCCAAGACCAAGGTTCGATCCATGTCACTCTGGTTATAGATACGATCCTCGATTACTTGCCCACGTTTGTCTAACTGCCCCGTACTAGGCCTCCAGCCTTGAAGATCTCTATCGATATCAATTCGTATCACCTTATAAGGCGCAAGGAAACCATCTTCAATTCCCTGCTTTAGTGAATAGCTATAAACAGGATCACCAAAATAAGTAATGCTTGATATTTCCTTAGTTTCTTTTGGTGTGGCTGTTAAGCCAATGTGTGTGGCAGAAGAAAAGTAATCCAAGATCTCACGCCAAGCTGAATCTTCAGAGGCGCTGCCGCGATGACACTCATCAATCACGATCAAATCAAAGAAGTCTGGCGAGAACTGCTTGTAAATATTCTTTTCTTCATCATTGCCAGTAACAGCCTGATAAAGGGATAAGTAGATTTCATAGCTCTTATCAATCTGACGCTTGCTGATCTTAGTCATCGCAGCGCCAAATGGCTTGAAGTCGTTATTTTTTGTTTGATCCACAAGGATGTTGCGGTCAGCTAAAAATAAAATACGCTTCTTTGTACCAGACTTCCATAAGCGCCAGATGATCTGAAAAGCTGTGTACGTCTTCCCGGTACCGGTAGCCATTACCAGCAGAATGCGATTGGCACCATTGGCCACCGCTTCGATTGTTCTGTTGACTGCATTGACTTGGTAATACCTTGGAGCGCGCCCTGTGCCATCGTCGTAATAAGGCATTTCTAAGGTATTTTTTGCCTCAGGGGTATCAACTCCCTTCCATTTGCAATAACGTGCCCATAGCTCTTCTGGTGACGGGAATGCCCCCAAAGAAAGCTCTTGCTCAACCTTATCTGCTAAACCAGTTCGGTCATGCATTAAGAATGCATCACCGTTTGAACTAAATACAAAAGGCACATCAAGCGTTTCCGCGTAATCTAGCGCTTGCTGCATTCCTGCGCCAACACTGAGGTTGTTTTCTTTGGCCTCGATTACGGCGATGGGAATATTAGATTTGTAATACAGAACGTAATCTGCGCGCTTTTGCTGTCCGCGGGTATGTAACTTGCCGCGAACAATGATGCGACCTTTAGTAAAACTTAATTCCTCGCGAATTTGAGTGTGCAAATCCCAGCCTGCGCCAAGAATGGCTGGCGTAATGAATTTCGTACAAATATCTCGTTCGCTAAGGGATTTCTTGCTCATTCAATAATGCCAAAAGTTATATATATCCCTTAATAATATAAGGAAATCAGTCATTTAATGGCATTTTTAGGGTTTGTATCCCAGGCTCACTATCTGAGCCTCTATGGGCTTACACTTAATAACATTAACGGGAGATAACTTGATGAAATATCATCTTTGCTTAGCCATGTTGTTTCTTTCGAGCCTTGCCCATGGACAGGCCATATATGGCCCTAATGGTGAGTACAAGGGTTATATACAGACCTCGCCTAACGGTGTTTCCAACTCCTACAGCGCCACCGGCGCATTCCAAGGCTCTGCGCAAGTACAGGGTAACCAAACAAATTTCTACGGACCTCAAGGCCAGTATCAAGGCAATATTCAGGCGCCAATTAGCACCCCACCAAATACAACAATCGGATCACCACCTCAAGTTAATCAAGCACCATCGATTAAAGGTTGGTAGTAAAAATGATGAATGGCTAAAGCGAATCTTCATTGCGTGATTTTTCAACATCCGAAATCATTACTTCAAGAGGTATAGCATCAATTTGTATTGAGGCATTTTTTATTTGACCCAGTAATTTTTTAGCAAAGTCAAATACATCCTCATCCCCTACTATCCAATTTACTTGCTGATTTTCAATAAAAGCATTTACGAGTCTAAGCTGCTCATTTTCATTGAATTGATCATATTTATTTAACTTTGCAATGGCAGCATGTGTAGCAGCGAAGTTATATGAGGACTCCAACTTCAGGATTGCATCCTTCTTATCAATCTCATCTGAAAGCTTTATATCCGGAAAGTACTCTTTAAGTAGTTCGGGCAGCCCCTTGAATAATCTTATTTCAGATCGTTTTCTAGCTCTCCACTCCCTCTGAAGGAAATCCTTCACGGCTCCCGGGGTAAGCACAGACTCAAAGTCACCGTCACCACTAACAATGTTTAAGTCCTCAAGTTCGGGTACAGAAACAATCAACCATTCCCAATTGATAGCGTCGCCAAGACTATCCTTTTTACCTGGTGGATTTCCAATTTGTTGTCGATCTTTAGCTTTGAGAATGATTTCTTGATCTATGGATTCTTCTTTAAATTGGTCAAATAGAACCTCTATAAGCTCGTCCGCTTTTAACCTACTCTCAACTGCCTGTAGGGTTACGTCTGCTTTAATATCCTTTACGAGCTGATTAAAGCTTTCCTGAAGGCCTCTTAACTCGGGTATCCGATCATGCGTTTTTGCCATATTCGGAAGAGATGAAGAAGCCTTACTTTTTTCAAATAATTCAATAGACTCCTTTACAACCCTCTCGCGATTTCGATAAAACTCATCCTTAACCTGCTTGGGTAAGTAAATCTTTATTTGAGAGGTCTGATGAAGTTTTATTACTTTCTTCAGCTCATCCAAGTCAGGCCCAGACAGGTGATATAAGTCCAACAAAATATTCGTATCGATGAAAATATTCATGGGTGCCTTGGATGCTAATTAGGTATTTGTTTTGTGAACATCATTGATGTATTGGAACAATTATGCCCACAGGTTAGATCTATTAAGTCGATGCCAGCTTAATAAAGCAAACTATTGAAGCATTGTTTAGGTGGTAAGCGTACTGGTAAGCGGGAGTATTTTTAGGAAAAGAAAAAGCCCCGGTTAAGGGGCTAAGTCTTTGTTGTATAAAGCAAAAAGCAGAAAGTTTGCCAAAGTTATTGGCGGAGACGAGAGGATTCGAACCTCCGATCAGAGTTTTAGCCCCGATGCTCCCTTAGCAGGGGAGTGCCTTCGACCAGCTCGGCCACGTCTCCGTACTTCTTACTA